TTTGCGCATCAAGCTTGGAAGTCTGGCAAGCGAGTACTGATTCGTTGCCAAGCTGGAATCAACCGTTCTAGCTTAACAATGGGTCTTGCACTTATGCTTGAAGGGTACTCTGCCGCTGACGCTATTCAGTTGATGCGAGACAAGAGATCTAATGCGGTACTGCTCAACGAAGATTTTGTTGATTATTTAATGCTAAAGGACGTAACAAGAAGTGAATAACAAATTACACGTCGCGTACGACGATATCTATTTGGATTGGAAGCTAGGTGGACCAGGTGATTCACATCCAACTAATCCAGTTAGAGCTAAGTACGCTACGGATCTTTTATCTGAAGACCGAGAAATCGTTCTTGTAAAACCAGATATTAAAGCTGGTGACCGCGAACGCGTTGAGTCTATCCATGACGCAGAATATGTTTCTGATGTTCTTGACCGTGGACATAGCGGGCAATGGGCACCAGACAATAAGCACATGGGACAAGTAGCTCTTCATATGTTTGCGGGAACTGTTCGTCTTACCGAGAAGATGTTAGCTGGTGAGCTAAAGGTTGGCTTTAATCCCCAGGGAGCTAAGCACCACGCGCAGTACGATTACTCGTCTGGTTTCTGTGTATTCAACGATATGGCTTGGGCTGCACGTGAATTCCAGAAGAACGGCATGAAGGTTATGTACATCGACTGGGACGCACATCATGGTGATGGCGTTGAGAATTTGCTTACGGGTTCTATCGACTTAACAACGTGTAGCATTCATGATTCGGTAATCTTCCCAGGCACTGGACTAAAGGGACACTTCCCGGAGTTGGGTGTTTATAACTGGGCATTGGATCCGGCAAGCGGTGATGATGAGTTCCGTAGAGCTATGGGAGAAATCGAACAACTTGCGGATAAGCTAAAGCCAGATGTTGTTTTGCTAGCTACAGGAGCTGACGCACACAAATCAGATCCTTTATCTACATTACAGTTTGATTATCCAGGATACGAAGATGCCGCGTCAACTGTTGGTCGTATAGCTTCTGCGTATTCCGAAGGCCGTGTTCTTATCGGAGGAGCTGGTGGTTATCAACCGTTTGACCACACACCAGAAATCTGGTCTAAAGTTGTAGCGAAGGTGCATGACGAAATTATGATTTTTTCGTGATATAATTTCTATACTTGGCTAGGTTAGTGCATTTCCTAGCTGAGGGTCTCGCGGATATACTCCAATCTATCTGCTTGAGACGCCTTTTCTGGGGAGAGAAGCTAGACTTAACCGTCTAGCTTCTTTCTTTTTAATGTACTATAGTACACATGGCTAAAAGTCTAATGGAACAGCTCGCGCATCTCCCTGAGGAGCAGCGCAATGAAATCCTTGCGGGTTTCGATCCAGACAATCTCCTTTGGGACTGGTCAGTGTGGGGACGCCCTGAACAACAAGCACCACCGGGAGATTGGAACATCTGGGCTTACATCGCCGGTCGCGGAGCTGGTAAGACTCGTACGGCAGCAGAGTGGGTTCGTGAAGAAGCTAAGTACACAACAACAGGACAACGCCGTTTTGCTTTGGTAGCTCGTACAGCTGCTGACGTACGTGACGTAATCGTTGAAGGCGAATCTGGAATTATTAACGTAACACCGCCAAGCGAACGTCCGTTGTACGAGCCGTCTAAGCGAAGACTAACTTGGCCTAACGGTAATACGGCAACATGCTTCACAGCCGATGAGCCAGACTCACTCCGTGGTCCGCAATTCACTCACGCTTGGGGAGATGAGGTTGCAGCCTGGAGACAAACTCCCGACGCAGCTGGCATGACAGCCTTTGACAACTTACGCGTTGGTACTCGTCTTGGCGCCAATCCAAAAATTATGATTACAACAACGCCTAAACGCGTGCCGCTTCTCTACCAGCTCATCGCCGAAGCCGAGAAGACTGGCAAGGTAGTTATCACAAAAGGTTCTACACTAGACAACAGCGGAAACCTTTCTCAAGCTTACATCGATGCAATCGTTGGAGTGTATGAAGGAACTCGTCTGGCAGCTCAGGAACTTTACGGCGAGATGCTTTCAGACGTTGAAGGAGCTCTTTGGACTCAGGAGCTCATCGACCGCGGCCGTGAGATGCAGTTGCCAATGGGCACACCTTTGCGTTGCATTGGCGTTGACCCATCAGTAGCCGAGAATCCTAGAGACGAATGCGGCATAGTCGTCGTAGCTTCTACTGGTGAACGAGATCTTTACAAGCGCCAGAGCTGGGTACTTGAAGATGCTTCCATCCACGGTTCACCAGAAGTCTGGGCTAACAAGGTAGTGCAAATGGCTCGCAAGTGGGGTTGCCCTGTGGTTGCGGAAGTAAACCAAGGCGGTGCGCTAGTTCGCAACGCTATTAACACAATTGACCCAACTGTAAAGGTTCTTGAGGTCCACTCCAAATACGGCAAAGCCCTTCGAGCTGAGCCAATCACGCTAGCTTACGAGCAGAACCGTGTTCACCACGTTGGCTACCTGGGCGACCTCGAGTCCCAGATGTGCGCTTGGATTCCAGGCGAAGGTAAATCCCCGGACAGAGTCGACGCCCTGGTCCACGCCCTCACAGCTCTCCTTATCAAACCACCTGCGGGTTTCGTTGGTGGAACCATTAAGGCTAAAAGCCCTGCGGCTAGACGTATGCCTAGCTTCCGTGGTGGGGGAACATTTAAGGTTAGGTAGTACCATTTTCCCAATTTACCTGTTATAATTAACCATAACAAACGGATTGGAACCCAAATGACAAAGCGATACGAGGCTGGAGATCAAACAGTCTACATGTATACATTCTACGGAATGGCTCCAGTATTTCAGACATGCGCCAGTTACGGCGAGGCTGCCTCATGGGCAGTTACCTATGAAGGTTCAACAGCTCACACCGGTGGGCTCAAGTGGTGGGGAGTTCGTCCATGAGTACTACATTCCCAGCAAGTGATAAGCAGATCACGTTTATTAGCGAGCTCCTAGATTCTCGTGATATCCCAGCAAACAACCCAATCATTCAGCCATTCATCAATGACCGATTCACAATGTTGAGTACCATTGACAAGCGCACAGCCTCTGCGGTTATCTCTGCATTGCTTGCCTTACCGAAGCTTGTGTCTCCTACTGAGTCTTCTCTTCAGTATGTTCTATCGAGCATACCAAAATCTAAGTATGCAATTCCTGTAGACGAGCTAGACATTGCGCCTCTTACCGGGACTCCTCTTACCGGTGATCTCCTTTTCGTTGAGGTCCGTGAGTATGAGAAGGTTCTTTATATGCGTCGCCTCACCGGATCCCCAGGTTCTTTCCTTCGAGACAAGATGCCTTCCGGTGACGTCAAAATCGTTGTGGACGTAATTGCCACACATCCTTATAAATACACACGTCTATTCGGTGAGAACTACTCTTGCTGCGGTAAGTGTGGGGCTGAGCTCACAGATCCAACAAGCCGAGCCTTCTTCCTTGGGCCTGAATGCCGTAGAGCATTCGGGTGCTAAAGGTTGCTTTTCCTGATCTTCCTGATATAATTATCCTGTACGCAAAACGACGAAAGGAATAGAAAATGAAAATAAGCACATTCCGCGGACATAAGTACCGCCGTTACACAGTAGCTCTACGTCTCCTTGCTCTTGCTTGGATTCCTTACGCAGCTCACACATTCTTCATTTACCCAAGCATTGCTTCGTTCCTTGCCGCTACTTTCCTTGTGGCCGGTGGAACAATCCCTCTATGGATTCTGTCTCGCCACACTGAGTACATTGCGAAGGAAGAGTTCGGTAACCTCCGCGCACTTCGCAAGAACCAGCCAACATCTCTTCTTGGAGTTGTAGGACCAAAGAAAAACTAATTTTACAAGTAGAGGTAGAAGGATTATAGTCTACCTGACACTGGAGGACAAATGACGCAAGGAACTAACCAACGCGAACAGCACTACGTTCGTGGGCTGTGCCCTATCTGCGGTGAGACTGATGTCTTGCTCTATGCTTTCGATGACTCTCTTGTGTGCGCTACTGACTACCGCACACTTATTCGTGGAACCAAATGGACGCAACCTTGTGACAAATGTGGAGCGGACAAAGCTGTGAGAGATCCAGCGCATCGTCGTAATGAGTACTTATGTATTTCATGCCACAACACAAATGGTGTTCTACACGTTGGAACCACAGTCTTCAAGCGAGCATTGGTAGCTCTTACTAATACTATAGCGGATATTCGCCCTAAGGTGAAATGCTATCTCCACAACTACGGCACAGAGTGTGATGACAACATCAAACCTCGCGGAGCCTGGGGTGGAAAGTCACTATGCAACGTTCATGGAAAAACTCCACCAAAGCCTGAAAAGGCAACAAAGTCTTGAGCAGTACCATCTGCTTACAGAAGCGGTTAAGTAATTGTGTGCTTATCAGCTTAGAACTACCAGCACAAATAAAACAACGAAGAGAGGAATACCGATGTCAACAGTGACACCAGTGCAAGCAGCATCACTCTATACAGCAGGTAAATCAGTAGTAGAAGTGGCTCAGGAATTAGGAATTACCTACGGTAAGGCTCGTAAGCTTATCGCGGACTCAGGGACTCCTATCCGTAATACTTCCGATAGACTTAAGGGTAAAACCCGTAAGGCGAAGTAGTCCATGGGTAACGTATTGAATTACCTACGGGAAGTAGCTTGGCTAGCAATTTCAGCGCTAAGCCTTGCGGTACTTACCGTCATTCTGGCGCTCATCACCTCTACGAGTGGGGAAACCCTCTTGGCCTTGGGATTAGCCTCAGTAACGCTGGCACTCCTCTCTATGAAGGAGTAACATAAATTACAGTGGGACAGGCACCTACGGGTGCCTGTTTCACTTTATATGTGGTATAGTTAACCCCAGGTAAATAACCTACTACGGAGAGACGAAAGGACCGACAATGTCATCCCTTCTTATCTCCGGCCCTATGCAAGCGGTAGAGGACAGACACAAATCTGAGAAGCATAGCGGTAGCAAGAAGCTCATTGGAACATCAATGGGTTGTCCCATCCCCGACCTAAGGAGGCGAACTAGCGTTGCAAATCACAACACGTGCCATAGCAATGTCGACCGTAGCCTATATTACGGCTCTAACAATTGGTGTTGCAACGGTAGCTACTGTAGCTGCTAATGCAACCGAAGAAGTATCTGCACCTGTAGTTGCTAAGGCACCGGCAGTTGTAGTAGATCCTCTGGACAAATTCAGAGGTGCAAAGACTCTTACTAACGACGAGCTTATTGAGCTCTTGTCTACGGTAGGATTCGAAGGTAAAGCCTTGCGGACTGCCTGGGCTGTCGCCATGAAGGAATCTAACGGCCGTCCAGTAGCTCACAACAAAACGATAAGCACCGGTGATAACTCATACGGTATATTCCAAGTTAACATGATTGGTAGCTTGGGTAAAGATCGTCTTGAGCTGTTTAATGAGAAGTTCGGTATGCTAAAGCCTACCGAGCTATTTGATCCAGTTACTAACGTTCAAGTCGTGCACTACATGACTCGAGGCGGTACGGACTGGTCATCATGGGGCTTAGGGCCCAATGCCTACGATGGCACTCCGGGTGAGCATCTCATCACCAAATGGGAAAAGAAATTCCCTAAGTCAACAACAAAAGGTTAGGATTAAGATAAGCCTATGGAAGATATTGAAAACATCGAAACCCCTGCGGTTACGGTAGAGGAAGTACCTGCGGTGGTAGTAGAAGAACCTACGCCTGTTGCAGAGCCTGAGCCTCAGCCTGAACCTGAACCAGCTCCTGTAGAACCGCCTGCCCCAATGCCTGTAGTTAACGCTGCAGTTACTGGCGACGTGGATGAAGTCCTTCTTAGCAAGTGTGTATATGAGAATAAGTTCGAGCGCAAGTCTCTAACCATTCATCATCTACAACGTCGTCTTGAAGAGCTTGGCTACAAGGATGTTGTTGGAGATCGTGATGGCTGGCTAGGTGAACTCACCATGATGTCAGTTAATCAGTTCCAACAGGACAGAGGAATGGGCGTCACTGAGAAGTCAGTAGACACTGATACATTCCTAGCTATCTTTGCTGGAGATCCAAACGTAAATCCAATCGTATAAATTCTTAAAGAAGGAAGGCCACCTCATAGTAGGTGGTCTTCTTTCGTTTCTGCACAAAGTAGAAAAAATAAATTCCGTAAGGAAAAAACGCTCGAGACACTTGAAGAACTGTCGAAAACAACCAACTACCCATTCTCACGTCCAAGGCACTTAACCTTAAGGTACCGATTCTTCGAATTGTACATCATCTTATCACCGCAATTTGTACATAAACGTCTTCGAAGATGATATAGTTTCACTATGGCGCATACACCCGATCTTCCAAAGAGCGAGCAAGAGTTCCTTGCCACGCTTGTGAAGGATCAATTGTGGAGCCGCGTCCAACTCCTACACGAGGCTGGCTGGACCCTACAGTCTATTGCCGATGCGTTTACACCCGCCAAGCGCCGCTCAACGATTCGCTCCTGGGTGGTCAAGGAAATCACTCGCCAAGAGTTTATCACCGCGACCCCTACGCCTCCTGTGAAGAAGCCTCGCTACGTAAGGCAACGTCCAAAGAGTCCAGGGATTCCACATGATGAGCAGTTGCGCATCGCGAGACTGTCGCCGCTGGCGCGTCGTTACCGCTCGCGAACAACCGCCTCATCTGCTTCTTTCACCGCGAATAATGAACTAACCGTCATCGCAGGAGAACTTTATCTAAAGGGTGTTACCGTGTCGGAGCTTGCCCGTGCGTCAGGGGTTACCTACCGCGCGATGAAACGTCGCGTAGATAAGGCACTTCAATGAGAGTACGTCACGACCTGTTTCCCGCTAACATCACGGTTGTCCCTCCTGACATCACCGATGACTTCAAAAGTGTCCTTGTCTCTTCTTCTGCTAATTTAGTTTATACTGGCGCTCGTTATCTCGAGAAAGTACGCCTTGTTGTCCTAGAGGACGACGAATCCTCAGTTCTATTAGTCGCGGCAGACCACCACACGGGACCGCGGCTAATCTTCTCTGAAAGACTCCAAGACCTAAACTGGTCTGGGAATAAATCAGATGACTCCCAGGCGATTACCCGCTCTGGAAAGATCATCGCGTTTAAGTACGTCAAAGGGTGCAATTGCGGTTCCCGCCTTCGCTCCTGGAGCCCGTACCAAACGATGGACTCGATAAAGGACCCAACAACATGACAAGTACACAGATAATCTCGTTTGATCCATTTGCACATATTCAGGCAATGTCTGTCCTGAACTTCATCATCCTCTCCCTCGCGGTGTTTAGAGTCACCCGACTCATCATGCTAGACGAGATTCTCGCTCCAGTTCGCAATGTATTCTGGAAGAAGTTTCCACCGGAGTCCTCTTACCTAGGATTTCTCTTCACCTGTGAATGGTGCGTGTCCATGTGGGTCGCGCTCCCAGTCATTCTTTTTTATGTCGCTTTTCCAACTCTGACTTTGCTCGTTGGGTGTATATTTGCCCTGTCTGCAGTATCAAGCCTTATAACCGCACGATTAGATAACTAACATGTCTAAGAGTTCCGTTAACCAAAGACGAGGAGTATAGCGTGGCTGTATTTAAGCGTGATAATAACTCACGCCCAGGCGGTAACCGTGCACAGCGTAGAGCTGCGCAACGTACAACCGCGCCCCAAGCTCCTACGTCATTTAACATTGACCCAATGTCTAGCGCAGCACAACCTGTTGCCTATTCGACTCCGCGAGCAATGACCGCGGCAGCAACACAAATCAAGCTTAACGATAAAGGCGAAGTTGAATACTTCAAGCAGCGCCGCGCCGGAGGGTCTACCGACTGGCAAGGCGAAGCGTGGGAGTACTATGACGCTATCGGAGAAATCAAGTATGCATTTAACTTGGTTGGATCTGTTGTTTCACGTATTCGTTTATACGCGGCGGCAGTTGACAACCCTTCTGAGTCTCCAGTAAATGTTCACAACAGCAGTGTTGTTGACGAGCGCTTAGCGGCAGCCGCAGAGCGTGCGCTTGCACGTTTGGACTCCGCGTACGGCGGACAAGCTGGTCTTCTAAAGGACGCAGCTCTTAACCTTGTTGTATCTGGAGAATGTTATCTCGTCCAATTTCCAGCTCGCCCAGGCAGCGGAACCGCTGAGTCTTGGGACATTAGATCTACAGATGAATTACAGGTTGACGCACGCAACAACTACGTTGTTGTTCCACGCCGTGACTTAGCAAGTGGCGGACGCACTGGACAGAACGTTGTTCAGCTCCCAAAGACTGCGTTTGTTGGACGCATCTGGAGAGCTCACCCACGCTACTCTGAAGAAGCAGACTCATCATTACGTGGTCTCCTAGATCTTTGCGCAGAGCTACTCTTGCTTAACCGTACATTCCGTGCGACTACTCGCTCACGCTTAAACGCAGGAGCACTTTACTTACCAGACGGACTCAGCGTTGCTGGATCTCCAGATCCAGATTACCCATACGATGATGAGAACGACATGAATCCAGGTCTTACTGTTGAAGAGGCAGAGGACGAGTTTGAGGATCAGCTCATCGACGCGATGACAACTCCGATTCGTGATGAAGACTCAGCGAGTGCGGTCGTTCCACTTATTATTCGCGGACCTGCAGAGCTTGGCGACAAGATTAAGCAGTTTAAGTTTGAGCGGTCATTTGACCCAGCACTTGCACAACGCGCAGATCGCGTGCTCGAGCGTATTCTCCAGGGACTTGACGTTCCTAAGGATATCGTTACAGGGCTAGCAAACGTTAAATACTCTAACGCCCTTCAAATTGACGAGTCCTTGTACAAGGCGCACATTGAACCGTTGATGCTTTTGATTGCTGATGCTCTTACAGTTGTTTACCTACGCCCAGCGCTCATCTCTTCTGGCTTCACTGAAGAGGATGTAAAGAAGATTGTTGTTTGGTATGACCCTTCACAGGTTGCTACTCGTAACGACCGCGCGGCAGACGCTGACTCAGGCTTTGATAAGATGGCAATCTCTTATGAGACGTGGCGTCACGCTCACGGCTTCTCGAATCAGGACGCTCCAGACGCTAAGGAAATTGCAATTCGTATGATGATTGAAAAGGGCGCTATCTCTCCAGAGCTTACTCAGGCGATGATTGCAGCTCTTGCTCCAGATGTAATGAAGAGCGTGCGCGAAGCGCAACAGGCAGATTCAGTTGCGCCAGTTCCTCCCGAGGTTCAGCAGATTCTAGAGC